TAAATTTCATGCCGTACTTGTTTGCAAAGCCTTTTGCTGCTTCCCATTTGGCATTGTTTACCACCCATGTTGCATGCTCATGAATGATAGTTGATTCTTTTTTCTTTTTAGTAATAGTAGGCTGAATGGTTTGCTTATAAGGCTTGATTTCAATGAGGTATTTGCAGATCTTATCGCGTTCGCGGACTTTAACGTACATATCGACGATATAACGATGAACTGCATTATCAATAGGAGAAACGTACGGGACTATCACATTCTCAGAGCCCCATTCAATGACATTGGCGTTCTTATCACACCAGATCATAAATTTTCTTTCCAGAAAACTACGGTAGATAATATTACCAGAGTTTGTGCACTTCGCCCTGTTAAGTGGTTTATATACTCCTTGTTTGAATTGTGCGTATTTTTTCATCAGTTCTCCAAACGAGACTGGAAGTCATCCTCTATCTGCTGCTTAGTTACATATGTATGGAATTTTGAATTCTGGTAAAACTTAGCATCCGTTTCTGTTCTAATAAGGAGCTTTCGGTAAAATTGCAACATTTCTTCCATTGGCTCATCCACCCAAGGCAATTGGTCTTTTTCGTATTGGATCAGTAAGGTGTTGATAATATTCATCAATACGTATACTGGTTCGAATTTTCGGAAAAAGACATCATACATTTGCTTTTGCAAATCGACTTCCGATATCTTAAACGGCTGTTGGCTTTTGTCTACAAATTGGCCATCATCATAATCTCCTATCCATTCGTATGCGTCTAGATTAAAGCCTCCCTCTATTTCAATCTTTCGATATAATGAGCCGGGTGGCAAATTTTCACTACCAATAGAAAAGCATACAAATTTTTTATTTGTTTTATTGAAAAGGGCGTATAAGTTATTATCCATAATCTTTATTCGGCTATAACTAATGAATATCTTTCATAATTGCAAGTGGGTACAAAGTGCACGGCGTCGTATTCAAATTCGATTTTTGCACCCGCTTCGTCGTCTATGCGGTGCAAACGATCGTCCTCAAAGACGTAGAATCCGTTACTTTGACTTGTGGTAAGGCATACGAGATGCAATTTTTTAATTGCATACTTGTCTTGGTGTGGTGCAATATAATCGCCCGGCATGTAACGTTGAATTTGAATAAACTGATAGAAGTCCTTCAGGTCTTCATCCCATCCGCCCCCTGAAAAGATTAAATTAACTAATTCTTTTGGCATGTCTTCACTTAGAAGACTAGAGAATCGTGAGCTATGGCCATAGGTATCTCCGTGAGAAAGATGACCTTCTCTTGGTCTAAAAAGTTCTGCTATATGCGGTTGTTGGACATATGCCACGATGGCGTCTGCGTTACGTTGAAATTTTGGAATAGTAAGAGGCATTAGAGTTCTAGTATATGTTGTAATGTATTATCACCAAGCATGATGTCTTTGGTCGAGTTATAATAGTGTTCAGGTACATTATATCTATTCAGATAAAGAGGATTATCAATTTTATTGTTTGCCACAGATCCACTAATAACAGATTCCGATACATCCGTAAATTCCTTAATGTATTTGGATGGATCTTTAACGTATCTCGCTACATCAAATTGAAGAGCAAACGACAAATCAAAAACACCAGTTCTGCTTGCTTGTTCGAATTGAGATTTCCAACTTCTTACATGCGAATCATTCGTCAAAATAAACCGATTAATATCCTGAAGAGACAAAGATGCACTTTGCATTGATTCAATGGTCTTGTATAGAATATAATCATAAATGCTATATTTCAAATAAATCAATGTATATCGAAAATCTCCAGGAGGCAACTTTGAAAACACAGGCAACATATTGAGAGGATATGCTGGTAGATATACTGCTGTATGCGGAGATGCTTTGATTCTCTCTTTGATATTGATAACAGTACCAACATCTAATGATTCTGCCGGAGTACCAATAATATTAGTAGAACTAGCCACATTGCTTAGTGATCCAAATATGTTTAATATTCGGTCGGACATGTAAGTTGGTAATCCGAAAAATATATATTTCATAATTCTGTTGCCTCCTGAATATATTTTAGGGTGTCTGTGTAATATGACTGCGAATATAATCGCGAAACCACCGCACGACACCTATAAGCGAATCGAATCAGGTTATTATAATTTTTCTCAACAACGCCAAACAATCCTGCGTAACATTCTTCACAAGGCACAAAATTTTCAGGACCATCCATATTCTTGGTCTTGAAAAACAAGCTATTGTCGTCAGTCAAAAATTGCATACTGCCTCCAGAAGGGGATGATAAAATCGGCACAGAAAACATAGCGGCTTCTGCTAGATACCTACCAGAATAATTAGTACGATGATTAGAACAAATTAAATGACTATTTTGTAACAGTCCATAATATTCCTCTGTCGGAAGCTTGCCAATATATCTAATATTAGCAATTGGCATAGTTTTTACAATATTAGGATGCGGATCGTAATTGAATTTAAATGTGACTGTATATTTTTGAGATAAGCCTGATTTTAAAATATATTTAATCAGCGCCAAAGTGTCGCTAGTGTCGTAATATTCTTCCTTTTGGAATAAAAACGTAATATTAAAGGTGTGCTTAGAGTCGATATAAGACGAATTATAATTTTTTTGAAATACTGTGGGGTCAAAAGGTTTTATGAGCGTGAAAGAATTGGGATAGTCGGATTCCCAATAGCTAGATGGTATGACATGAATATTTTTTTCTTTTAAATATTCTTCATATTGTACGATATCCATGATGCTATTTAGAACAGCAGGTATACATATTCAAATCAAAATTCTTTTCCAATTTTAGTTACAATTTACCTATTATTCTTCTACACCATCCTTTTGATTTTGAATGAGGATGAACAGCCCAATATGCGGGTTTTGTGTCTGTTGAAAATTCGCGCCATATTTTACAATACCCGTCGGGATCTCTTCGCATTAATGCGATTTCATCTATATTGGCATCGCTGCGATAAAGGACGTCGTTATTTGTGCTGTGGAATGTAATCGACCAAAAATCATAATCGTCTTCGGCGAACTGACTGCAACTAATATCAATACAATGCTTAAAAATCGATTTAAAGCTATCGAGCCATAATTTCTCACTGATATACTCAGTTGGGTCTGGTGGATTATGTTTTTCTAAAGTATGCTTCTGTACAGATCTTTTTTCAAAAAGAATACCTGCATATTTTTCATAATCTCTCAGAGTTCTTGATTTGCCAAATCCGTATACACCATCATGACCTTCTTGCGTGATGCCGTCTATACCAAACAGTTTGCGATTGGTGGCATGTGATTTAATATTCTTTTCGGCCCATTTTTTATCATCGTCCCAATGCTTTGTTCTTTCTTTTCTCGTATATTCGTGCCATATCAATACCCGATGTGGGTGAAACAAATCATACCCGTGAGTATACGCCCTTGCTGCTATTGAAATTTCTTCTCCGTGAAAATAGTAATCGGGGTTATGTTGTACTACCTTTGCAAATTCGCCAGACGTGAAGCAAAAATGAGCGGAGTAAAATCTTGCGGGGACTGGTTCTTTTAGTTTTTCCCAATCAGGCATCACCTCCGGCACGAAGAATACAACACCTTCTGGGGAAAATCTGTCAAATGACATTCGCCAAGGCACACGCACTCTTCCCTCAGGGTCATTGGCGGGATTAAATGATGACGCATATGCGGTTAATAGAGGTTTTTTATATCCTCTTTTCTTTAAATCTTCTATCATTTCTATCATTTCGAAATCCCAATTCTTTTCAAACCGCATATGAGAATCAATTTGCAAAGTATATTCTTCCGAATCATAAAGTTGCTGTACTGAATTGCGCGCCCAGCACACACCCTTTGATTGTTCATATGGAATATCTATAATTTTAAAGCGAGTATCGTTTTTATACTCACTCAAATCATCGAATTTGTCCGCAGGATGATATTGCCGTGCGATTGCAAATACTAAATTTTCAGGAAATTTTGAATTGTCGATACACGATTTAAGGGTATGGCGCAATTGAGGGTCTCTATACGACGCTATCTGAATAAAAATGCGACTAGACATGATAGTATATTATATTCTATTTCACTCTAAATTATTCTGCTGAGTTACACGGGCGTCGGGGTAGGTGTCGGCGACGGTGATGTAGTTACTTCTACTGATGTGTATCCGCCAGGACCAACCTCATTTACTGCGCGGACGTAAATCGTGTATACACCATAGCTTCCTACATCAATAAGTAGAGGAGGTTCAGTCTCCACTGCATCTGTCCAAATTGTATAAGGATCAAGTGGATCACTTAGTGTGTATTGGTATATTGTGATCGGCGATCCGCCATCATATGGTACTGTGAAGTAAAGTGCAGCTAAAGTATTGCTAGTATCGTATGTTATTGACGGTATCGTCGTTGGGATTGTAGGCACAATTGGTACAATTGGTACAACTGGCGTGGCTGTTGGTGTGGCGGTTGGCGTAATCAAGACATCATTGCAATACGAGTTATATGTTGCGCTATCGATGATAGTAGTATTTCCTGTTGTCAGGGTTATGATGGTAGCGATATCTGAGCGCAATCCATATGTAACGGCGTAATATTCACCGTTATAAATAAGATACTGACCGCTGTATACAAATCCATCTGCTGCATCTACCCCGTATTTGATAGTAGAGCCGCACATTTGCATAACTAAAATTTCACCACAATCACCAAATCCAACACTAGCATTGGTTATAGTTGCTGGATATAATGTAACCGGACCGATATAAGCAATTGAATCTGTTTCTTCTCCGTATAATTGGTTTCTTGAACCTCTCAATGTTTTGCGATACCTTTTAAACTCGACTTCAATTTCAAAATAGAGATTATTTTCTTTTAGGTATGTATCGGTCTCTGATGCAGTTTTACCCATTACAATGGATGCTAATTCGTCTAATTGATCGTTTGCAAAATTAAACCACGAATCCCCTACATACCATTCATCTAATATTTTCGAATAATTTTCAACATAGTTAAAATTCCAGCTTCTTGATTTTTGGGCATCAGCGGCAAATGTTTGTGAGCTTAATACATTAGCAACGGCAATATTCCAAAATGAATATCTGCGCTTACATGTTTCTACTGGCTTATTAGTATAGTTGATATTAGGACGAACATAATACTCGGCACCTCTAACGCTGTAATCAGGCAGTGCAGATACAGAGAATAGAACAGTGGCTTGTTTTATTTTTTCGCCTGCTTGATATTCTGGTAATTCATATCCATATTGATATACATCTATTATGGTGACATTTTCAATCAACTGGGATGTTTGAGGAACTATCGACACATAATAGTAATTTCGATTATCGAGATTGATATATACGACAGATCCTAGATATGGTTTGAGTAATGGATTCTTAGAATACAATACAGTCTTTGATGTATTAAAACACGACGGTGTTAATTTGTAAAGCAGTGTATCTTTAGGTTTTGGGATTTCTTGTGAATTACAATCTTCATAAAGATCTACAACAGTATACTCTTCTGTTATCTGCTGATTATCGTAAACTACCTTTTCAATATACCATCTTACTCCTGGATACTCTGCAAGAGTAACAGCCTTGCCTGGGATTAAAATGCGTTTATTATCAATGACAAATAATTCTTTTCGAAGAGTTCCGTTAACAACATCTGGGCATGGCTGATATTTCCAACAGCAATTTGTCAATTTGATTATAACGGGTGCTGCTCTATTGATTCTATATTCACACCCACATTCGCAATCTTCAGATGATGCTACTACAGTCCAGTCACCAGCAAGACCATCTATTTGCACTGTAGTATCAGATCCAGCATAAAATTGGAATTCATCATTTGTTGCTACGATTTTTTCCTGAGTAAACGTATTGGTTAGGATATAACAAGTATCACTACAACCTTTCTTTGTTGTGAAAATAGGATTAAGATTTGTAGTGATTGCTTTATCTGCAACCGATACTTTACTTACTAAGAATCTTTGATCTGGGTATTTGTCCAGAACAACCCCAAGACCTACTAAATGGCTATAATCATTAGATGAATAAAAAGCAAGACCAGGAACTGAACAAGATGCAAATTTATAATAATAGCTAAAACCTTCTGGTTCTGGTTCACAAACCTCAATGACGGACTCTGGGCAATAAAAAGGATTCATTGTAGGCCAGTATTCCCATTTGAGTATGGGGTATCCTGTCTTGATAAATCGACCCATTAAGAATCTTTCGTTATTGTTAACCGCATTAAATTTGGATACAAAATACGGTGCCAGGATAGGATTCGGTCTATTTGTTTCATCTGCATATTGTCTTAATGCAAATACATATAAATCATTCAAACGGCAGTCTGCAGATTCTGCTGGAAACGTAGTTTCGAGCCATTTTGAAATAGTTGTTGCGAAGGTGGACCGGTCTGTTATTTTGATTGGGCAAAATACTGTTACAGGCTTTACTGCGAAACATGAAGTCGATCTGGTTATCGACACCATATCGTTTAACGATTTGTATTTTTCTTTACCTGTAGATGTATCAAGCAAATATGCAGTTGTTGCTACAATATCCTGCAGAATCGGAACAGCTTCAGATATTTTTTTTGTCTGTGTGTATATAACACCCGTTTGTTTATCTATCCACTTAAAATGATCATTGATAAGCACAATGGCCGAACCTGCGCTTTCAGTGTCTTTAATTTGTGGATACGAACATGACATGTTAGCTACTTAAAGGAGTGGTCGTAACATACTGCCAGCGAGATCCGCTATTGTTTACAAATTTATAGTAATTTTGGTAAACGGCTGGAATGTAATTCACTATAGATGAATTCAGATTTTCAAGACCTGCAATTTGCGCTAATAATGATACCGAGGTGCCTCCTGCTGCATCAAATCCTGTAGCTTTATTATCGCGTCTGCTTGCCACGTTATTGCGGTCATGGCCGATTACTGTTCTTGTATTAGTTACGCAACGACCTCGAATACTGCAGCTACGATAGCTCCAGGTAACAGCAGCTCGGCACTTAGCTGTCAGGTATCTTGTATCTGGTGCGATTGTTTCTAGATCTTTATAGAACCCCAATGTAAAGACAAATATTTCTTGGCCTTTGCAATAATTCGTTACTGTATTCGAATCAATAGTAGCCGTAACAGGGAAGTTAGAATTTAACCACGATGAAATGCTGTTAATGAATGTAGTTTGATTAATGGCATTATTATCTGGTGTCAATGGGAAAATAAGAGATATTGGTCTTAACCAACAAGCACTATATGAAGATACGGTGGTATACGCATCGTTCCAATTTGCAGAGTTTGATTTTACAACAGTTGCAACATCCGCCCATGTGCTGGAAGTCTCTTTGGCTATTGTGTATAAAGCATTCCAATATAAATCAGCCGATAGAGAAATATTGGTTAGCTTGTAATCAAGCAACGCAAAATTTTGATTAATTGTCGACAGGGTATTGCCTGCACAGATGCGCGGGTCAATTGATGTAATAGATTCGCTAAATGTCGGCATAAAATTATAATGGGGATTGTCGGGCGCTCGTGGATAGAGTATTGCTAAGTCGGCTCACCATCTAGTCTCTGCACCTTTCTAATAATACTGGGACTTTTATTAGAGTTGGCTCAAGATTGACTCCGAAGAGTTGTCCCTTGAATTCACCCGATATGGGCCGTGATAACCCTGCGCAGCAGCAAGTATTGTTATCGCAAAGCCGTTTAAACTTTGCTTCTACATGTCGCCATGCAGTTCGGACTATTTCTTCAATCCCCATATAACCTATTTACCGGGTGTCTTTATTTTATTGCCACCTATATTATAAAATTAATTGGTAATATGTTTTCTCCCAAGAACCTACTGGTTTGGCGTTAGTAATCCATGTGCCTGAACTCGTTGATTGCCTATATCCATTGAAAACTTGACCGGATCCAGACGGAGGATACACCCCAGGTGCAGTAGAAGCAGGAACATATGCAATTCCTCTCGAATATCGACAAATTCGGCTGTTGTACTCCGCATAATTGCTGCCGCCACCCCCATACCCAGGGATATCAATGCCATATTGTAAATCTCTCAAAAGATATTGAGTATAGCCTGCTAGGTTAGTTATATCGATAGTCGAAAACTGATTATTAGGATATGTACTGATAAATGCGGCATATTCAAATGAAGTACCGATTGTAACTAATGCACTATATCTAAATAGGTAAGAACCTAAATCAGAGAAAAATCCATTATTAACAGAAGATAAGTGATTAAGGTATCCAAAAGATTGCTGGGTCATTTGTGTAGCTAAAGGCACTATCTTGGATGACAGTGGAATTAAAGCTTGTCTGTCTGTATCAGTCACACCAAAGTCCATCAATCGTTCGCTCTCCAATGAAGCAAGTCTGGTCATTGAACCTCCATCGTTTGTTGTTCCTATATGAATACCAGTGCCCATGCCCTCGAAATGGACGCTGTCCACAGACACCCCGTCACCTTGATAAATTAATATTCCAAATAATGGCCAAGTTCTTATGTATGGGAAAGATGCAGTTAGCGCTGCTGATGTGGTAGAACAATCTATTGTCCCAGTTTTAATATTACAAACTGATGTATTTTTATTAATAAAGATAGGTATCGCTCCACGACGGGTTGCTTCTTTAATCCAGAAATTCTGAATTTGCAATCCATTGATAATACCACCATCTTGTTTCGTCGCGTCGCCAGCATTACGCCAAGTGTCATACATGCCGCCGCCAATTCCCATGCCGGAAAAATACTGAATATCCACATCACGGATAATAGTATTCTCTTCGACATTATGTTTCCATGAAATTCCGCTAATTCTTTTAGTTGGATTATTAATTGTAGCCTCCGCAGCAACGATGGTCATGCCTTCTACACCACTCCAGTATCGCGCCCCGCCCCCACCAGACATCGGAGCTACCCCAGACCAGTAGCTCCCGTTTCCACCCCCAATCCAAAATAGAGAAGAAGCACAGCTGGCTGTTTCCATTTCAGTATCTAATGTGATTGGTGTGGCGAATCCTGTAGTTGTACCTACAAATGTAGTCCCAGAAAGAACTATTGATGTTAATGCCACTGCTGCTGTTGTACCGCTAACTGTATGGGTGCCGTTATACAGTGGCGAATTTGTTATGCGTGCCTGGCCGCCGCTTAAAAATTCAAATGAGCCACCGGTTGGGGTAATTAATTTAGTGCCACCAGGGACAGAACATGCAGCAGTAAAGTTGGTAGTCCCGCTGTATTTCATGAAATTACTCCAAAATCTGAATCGGGTCGTTGGTTGCCAAGTATCAGATGTCCATAATTTGGATGCGATTATTTTAGTAGCATTAGAACCAGCACCCTTAAATCGAATTGCTAATTCTGTAGCATCTAGCGGCCTTCCGACATAATAAATACCAGCAGCAAAGCTGATAGTTCTGCCGATACTAAAGGACGGATCTGATGTACGAATAGCGCAATTTATTGCAATATCATGTCTACCGTCGTGCACTGTAGACCCCTGTAGACCCCACCACTCCGGAAATATTTCACTATTTCTCATTGTGCCTTTTATAGTACTAGCCGGCCAGTTGCTAAATATTTGCACCCGAGGGGCTACCACCTCGCCCTCGATAAACAAAATAGTTAAACCTGTTCTGATGAACTTATATCCATTAAAAATGATAGAACATCGCGCTGGAATTGAAAGATTGCCCGGCGCGCTAAAGGAAATATCTTTGCCTAGAATTATAGTCTGAATTGATGAGTTGTTTTTAGCTGCTATGAGTTCGTCATACGTCGTAACAAATGCCTGCGACCCGCCGGCCCAAAAGCTAGAATTAGAACTAACTAACGAAAATAGAGGCAGACTATTATTTAAATTCAACAATGTAACTCGACCAAATCCATCTGCCCCTGGCTGGCCATTATCACGATAAATCAACATCTGGGCCGATGAGGACAAAGACGCTAACGAAGATAGATCCGTAAAATTAACAATACATGCCATATAATTGTATTTACTTAATGGATTAGCTTGACAAAGAATAAAGTGACAAAATACTAGAATTACCACCCAAGGAAAGAACAGACCCATTCGGAGAAAGTGCCATATAACCTTGATGTATTTCTGGAATGCGTGTGCCGCTAAGTGTTACCACTTCGCAACAACCACTACCAACAGATGACATCTGTTCCCATGTTCTACCACCAATACCAGGACTATCTGATCTCAATTCAATAAATGAGATTGGATTTACGATACAATTCTTTTTAACTGGATCATAAGATCCCATCGATGCCCAAGACCAGCACCAGCTATTTTTACACATATCAGATCCAATGATTGTGTCAAGAGATACTCTTAGTTTATCAAGATTTGCATACAGATGCTTAATTACCCGATTGATAACGTCTGTAAATACAAGCTCATTTTGTCCAATGAAACATTGGCTGAAATCGAATTGCGGTAGTTCTGCTGTCAACATCGGTTCCATATCAATAGATATATTACCAGCAAGATCGATGCTTCTCACATATTTGGAATGTATGTTTTTGGCGAGCAATTCGAAATTATCTTTGATTCTGTTAAATACGACATTATATACCCAGTCTTGAATCAAATCTTGTTCTTCGATCAAAATATCATCAGCTTTCCATAGTGCACCTTCAATATCATTTATAATGCTCTTGATTGAAACAAAATCTGTATTTTTATAGATTGATCGGGTGTCGATAATATAAACGCCTCTACCATACTGACAGATGCTATTGAGTTGAGTTACATATGGCGTATATAAAGGCATAAAATATCCGAGATAATACCCCTGAGACGTAATCTTGGATATGTGTGTATTATATACGATATAAATTATACCATCATCAATATTATTAGCATGTATTTTAACAGGAGTGCCTGCAAAAGGATTGGCGATGCCTGATATTGTGCTAACATATTCGCCTGTGTTATTGAATGTGTATATCTGGCCATCTGCTGTTAATACATATACATTCGCTGCAGTATCTGTAGTGATGGATACTAAATTATTCTTCATTACCCATTCCCCGTGAGAAATGTTATAGAAGTATTGCATCTTATCATTATAAACTTTAATGACATCATTATTCTTGTCAATCACGTATATCTTGCCTAGATTATAATGGATATCAGTCGGGGTGTTAAATCGATATGGGCGATGAGCATTGCCCAAACCACCGATTTTGTTTAAAAATGTAAACGTTCCAGTACTATATTCGATGCTGTAGACATATACGCAATGATTCGCGGTGTCTGTTATGTATATTTCTCCATCGTCATTAATAGCAATGGAGTCTAGCTTCCCTACGTAATCTTTTTCTCCGACGAGATTAGTATCGTTTAATTTTCTCGAAAGTCGATCCAAATCATATATTTTAATACTATCCGTGATTGTATTATCTGTATTCCGATCAATTACAATTAATCTATCATTGTATATCTTGGCATCTTGTACGTCATGAAATTCAGTAGCGTCGAATTCTGGGAAAACATTAACCCAATCTGATTCGGATACATCATTCCAACGATGGCCTTTGCTATTCTCCGCTCCTAACCATTTATTAAACAATACTGGCAACTTGGTATCATTAAGTTTTGATTTATTGATCAAATAATCAAAATTAGCAAGCAATTTCTTGAGTGAACTATTAATATTATTAGCATTGGCAATCTCGTTTGGTGCTACATAGATTTGATCCAAACTATAAGGGAATATTAATTGTTCGTTGTATGTTCGTGCATTTTTGTCAAACGTGTCAAATGCATTAACTACATTGATAGCTCTATCATATTTCGATTCAATTGTCGTTTGAATTGATGATAGGAGCCCGTATGTATTCGCAGATACGGAGATAGAATATACACCAATGTCATTAAGGTTGTTAAACGCAAACGTTTCAGTTGATGCTGGATATACTTGTGTCTGGCCATTAAATGTTATTGATATCGAGCCCAATCCATAATCAGCACCACCACAGTTTGTATTTTTGTAATAATTTTTGATTGTCAATGCAGACCCAATAGCATAATAATCTTCATCCCAGAATAGATTGAATGTTGGTATCTTAATCGCCGTAATTGTGTCTACTCTTGTAGATGTTGTTGTTTTACCAATTTCTACAGAATTGTACGCATTAGTTACTATTGTATCTGTAGATGTGATAGCCAAGACGGCACAGTTGTATGAGTCTGGATCTGTGATGATATTATCAGGAATTGTAATGGTGTTATTGTTAAATCCAGAGACTAAGCTATACTCAATCGGTCCATATGTTATTGATTGTTGTGTATCCAGACTACGAATGTTTACATATGAGGTAGTAGTACCCCCAACAACATATTCGCCTTTATTATTTGAAGTAAATACAGCTGCATCATATAAACTACTAATTGAATCCGAATAAAAATATACATCTGCAGGCTCTGCTGATATCACAGGCGTTGCCAAATCGATAAATTGCAATGGCTTGAAATAATCAGACGTGACGCTAGAGTTTGCTGTATAAATTACATTATTGCGATCTTGTAGTAAGTTAATTGCATTTTTAACATTGACATATGCAGTTTTATTATCATCATAATCCGCTCTCGATGTAAGAGCAGTTAATGAAGGGACTACATCTAGCTGTAGATAATACCCCTTGACAGATATAGCAGATAATGTACCCGCAGTTCCTTTGATTGTGGCTGATGCAATTGGTGAATTGGTTACATATTCCTTTTCGTTTCCAATGGTCCATGCATATGTTTTATATCGTGTTCCGAACGAGCTTAACACAAGTGTTTCTGTATGGCCATTTCCAACGGTTGTTAATTGTGTATTAACTGTTATTGAGTTTAGAGTGTTGACTGCTGACGGTCCTTGGTTGGTAAATGTATTAACCGTCCACACCTTTGCACTGAGCTCATTGACAGATGCTTGTGGTGATACATATACATAGAGTGGTTTTGACTTCAGAATAGCATACTCTCCATTTTGATATGTAAATTTTGATGATAAATTAAACGTACCAATGCCGGCGGATAATCCAGATAGTGTAGAGGATGTAAATACCAATTTTTGCGTCGCAGATGCGAC